CCAAGGTTGAGAGTTGCGCTTAGTCTGCGTATCGGTTGTCTCTCGTTTTTACGGGTTTGAAGGGTCGGACTACCTATAAATAGGGGTTAAATTGTAACTGCGACCAAACGGACTACTTGACATTCTCCATGGACGGTGATTTTGGAGGATACGAGGCGTTACTGCCTATGATGGCGAACGTGGAACCAATAGAGGGGACCAGCAGCACTGATATAGTGTCCATAGCTGGTAGTCTGGCGAAGGTGGCTCTTGAGGGGGCCATTGAATCCAGGCAGACTCAGATTGCAGTCGAAGTGGCGAAAACCACGGGAGAAACTGCGGTTGTGGTCTCGGTTTGGGGCGCGCGATGGCTGAAACATGCTTGGGACTATTTGGTCCATGGTGGGGATGCAGGAATATTCGCTAAAGATATATTGGATAAAGTGGACAGCATATCAGAAGATCCAGCAGATTTTTTGGAAGTCCACGAGTATACAGCAACACACATTGTACGTGAAGCCAACAAGAAGGGGAAGATGGTTGCGGATGGGGTCGAGGTTAAGACTGACATAATCAATCAGACCAACGTTCTTAAGGAGATGCAATCCACTAAATTTAAAACTTGCATCAAGAAGGGTAAGAGAAGTTCATTTTCTGCGGCGGTTTCAAGGATGGCGTACAATAAGTTTGGTGAGCGGAAAATGACTGAGGCAAATGTGTTGGTGACACGAAGGTGGCTTCAGAAGTACTTTGAGGAGCATCAGTTCGTTGATCTGAGAACATGCGATAAGAATATAGCCATTGATAGGGCTCTGTTCCTCAGTTTTGTGCCAACTAAAGATTTCCAGAGAATGAAGGTGGCTGTTGCCACCAGACAATGGGAACAACGCATGAAGGCGGATAGTGTGTTTGGCGGTTTCTGGGCCAAGGTGTTTGGGTTGGTCCCCGTGAGTAATCTCGGGGATCTTACCCCGAACTAGGGATTCCCAACAGAGGACACTGGTCACACCTGTGATTGGACTACAGCATTGGAGAGGTTTGGAGTACACGCCACTAGAGATTCTTCGGGGTCAATGAAGGTGTGCGTGAATTTCGAACCTAATGGATTTGTGGAAACACAGGTGGATGATCCGGAAGGTGGTGCACCAACGAAAGTTGGTGTTTCAGTGGAAGTGAAAGATGGTGACCGCTTGCAGTGGACGAGTAAAGTTGGGGTTCCTAAGTCTCGAAAATATGTATCTATATCTAATATTAGTAGTAACGTGGTAATAAAGCCATTTGACCACTGTTTGAACAATCTTCACAGGGCGGTAGTTGAGAGGGTCTTTACGGTTAAAACCAAGGAAGGCTTCTCCCGGCCACCGCGACCTCAACCTGGAGTCTTTCGGACACGCTTAGCTGGCGTGAAAGATGCGTTGTATACAGCTAGCTTCCCCACGACCGCCCCAGTTTCGCATCAGCAATTTGTTGATAGCTACTCGGGCCGCAAGAGGGCTACGTATGCGCGTGCTCTGGCAGAACTAAGAGAGGGAATTGGTTCTGTTGAAGAAGACGCCAAGATTGATGTGTTTGTGAAGTGCGAGAAAACAGATTTTACCCACAAATTGGATCCCGTGCCTAGAGTCATTTCACCTAGGGATCCAAAATACAACATAAGAGTGGGTCGGTACTTGAAACATCTTGAGAAACCGTTATTTCGATCTATCAACAAGATGTTCGGACATGAGACAGTCATAAAAGGATACAACGCGAAGAAAGCAGCGGAAATATTGCGTCAAAAGTGGGACGCGTATAGAGACCCGGTAGCGATAGGCCTCGATGCTTCACGGTTTGACCAACATGTTAGCACAGATGCACTCGAATGGGAACATTCGGTGTATATGAAGTGCTTTCCAGTCAAGAAGCATAAAGAGAGCTTGCGAAAGTTACTTAGGTGGCAGTTGAAAAATCACTGTCGTGGATACACACCAGATGGTACCCTTAAATATACGGTAAAAGGAACACGGATGAGTGGGGATATGAACACCTCGCTCGGAAACTGTTTGCTTATGTGCTGTATGATAAAGGCATACCTGGAACATAACGGTGTGGAGGGCCACTTAGCCAATAATGGTGACGATTGCGTCGTTTTTATCGAAAGGGAAAACCTTGGCAAATTTATGGTAGGGTTGGACCGTTGGTTTCTAGAAATGGGATTTAATATGGCTATTGAAGAGCCAGTAGACGTGTTTGAGCAGATTGAGTTCTGCCAAACCAAGCCCATCTTTGATGGGATTGGGTGGACCATGGTCCGCAAACCAGACACGGCGATTGCAAAAGATTCCATATTCCTCCAACCTTATAATAAGAAAATTGTAGAAGGTTGGTTGGATGCCGTTGGTACGGGTGGATTGTGCATGACAGGATGCCTCCCCGTTTTTCAAGAGTTGTATGCAGCTTATGTCCGTGCCGGAAAGCGGAGGAAGATTCCCGAGGAGTTGCTACCTTGGAGCTTCAGGCACTGGAGTCAAGGAATGGACCGCAAGTATGGGGAAGTTTCACCCCAGGCTCGAGAGTCCTTCTGGTTAGCCTTTAACATGACTCCCGATGAACAGATTTGTCTGGAAAAGCATTATCAGCAGCTCGACATCTGTTCTGATCTTGGGGAATACCACTTCCCCAGGATAGTGTTTCCGTAAGGTCAAGTGGGCTCATGCGCAACAGGGCTCTAGGCCCGGGGCTTGACGCGCCCCCGCATGTGATGTTAATGGGGTCGCAGCATTGAACACCCAAATCCAATTTGATGGGCTAATATAAAAGCCAAGTGACTGCACGGGTGCGACGAGGGTGGACCTTACACTATTGTAAGGGAGAGTGGAATAGACGCATTTGACGGTGAGGATTAGTGGGGTAGTACCCTGCACCGTGAGAATGTACCATACTCCTGCATGAGAGTGAAAAGCCCCTCTGGTTTTGTTGCGATGAACAGTCCCGTTGGTGTGCGGGATCCCATACAAGCACACGCATGAACAATTTCATTTTGTCGTCTTCATCAATCCTTTCTCATATTCCATCACAACTTGGACTCCCTGGTGATTCTGTTTGGTACAACCTCACAGCGCCCATCACAACAGACTTGTACGATTCATCGGTTATTCCGCGTACTTGGGTCTCACGTTCCGCTTCAGCAACCTCAGATTCGACTGAAGCCTCTTGGTATTCTAGTGAAGCAACTGCTGTCTCAGAGCAACTCCCCAGCGAATTAGCGACGTTAGATTACGAACTAGCGTCCGCCGCAGCCGCAGAAGAAGAAACAGCCCTACTCACACAGTTGGGTGTAGAATCCTTAGCTGCCGCAGGAGAACTCGGAGCTGTAGCACTAGTACCAGGTGTCGGTGAGATAGTTGTTGGTGGCCTATTATTAGGAGCTGTCGGATACTCATTATACAAATGGCTGGAACCAAAGGAAACAAACAAAACCCCGGTGGCCGTAGGTCCACTAAATCAACCAGGAAAGCAAGTTCCTCTTCCCGCACCCAAAGCACAACCTCAAGGACCCGTGGCAACAGTAATGCCAGCCGTCGAGGGGGTGGCATGGCAAGACCCGGCAATGCCGGAACGACTTACTCTGCGCCCCCCGCGGCATACGGTGCGACGTCAGCAGGCGTCGCGCCACAGGTCCTCCACACGAAGGATGGCGTAAAGGTTTTAGGATGCGACTACGTAGCGACCGCGACACCACTTAATTCTGCCTTAGGAAGCACATGGGCTAATGTCGCAGGTATCAATGTCGCCCCTTACGCACTCGGTAACAACACGTTATCTGATATGGCCAGGACTTATTCTGAATTTAAGGTTGACAAGCTAATGTTGAGTTTTATACCCAGCATTGGTACTTCAACTGCAGGTCAAGTTGCTATATACAGGTTGCCTGAGAGATCCTCACCCGCCATCGACCCAAATTCTTCAACGTTCCTGCCATACGTGTTAAATCAACAATCAGGCGCCATTGGGCCTGTATGGCAGCCATTGACGGTCGATTTTCCTGTCTCTGGAAAATGGATTACGACGGTTCCATTGGATGGAACGGACCCAGATGATGAATCAGAGGCTGAGTTGTATTGTTCCACTTCGAACTTTGCAATCTCAGGCATAGCTCCCAGTATTGGTATATTTAAGCTAATGTATGTCATCTCGTTCCGTAACTTTTCTCGTAATCCCAGGGCAGGTTTAGTGCCCCTGTTGAACCAGACGTATTTCCCTTCAGCTTTAGGCTATTCCGGCGTGACTGCCAGTATTGGCACATCTGTCACACTTAACAATGTCGGAACCGATCAGTCTGGGAATACTTCCGTTTTGCCCGCAGGGGTACTGGATGGGGATGTGTTTAAGATGGTTGTGGACTGTGGACGTTCATCGTTTGGTGCGATGAGTGGAAGTGTGATATTTGGTGTTAGCTTCTTAGGGTCTGTCCGAACCCTACCGTTTGCTGGCACCGTAACTGTGTACGCTCTAGTTAGCAACACGGCATGGAATATGTTCACCACGTTCGAGAATGCAATGACTCAATCCAATCCGTTGGTGTTTGCTACTGCACAAGTAGCCAACTCAGTGACAGTTCGCTGTTTTCTGAGTTTGATCGGATCGATGGGGCCTCGCGTCCTAACCACGTTGACATAATGAAGTTCATCACTCCTTGGTCGAGGAGTATAAATCACGTCCGCACCCGCTGCAGGGTGTTTAAACATGTGCATTATTGCTTTCGAGGAAAAGGTTACCTCGTTAAATCCACCACTAATAGTTAGTGTTATGTGACACTGCCATCAGGATGCGTAGGGCTACGGTGTTGGTACGGCCTAGATGGATGGGACTTTCACACATAGCATGATACTACTAAAAATTGAGAAAACCGGCAAATTTGCCACTAAAAATTAGTGTATTTAAATTATCCCTTTACCGCTTTCTTACGGAGACCTAAAACCTTTGGTGCCTTGGTCTTCATCCCGTGCAAGTCGGGAGACTCCTTGTGAGATAAATG